ATTAAGTATGACTCTATATAATCAAAATAGAGAACAAACTTACTTATGATCTTTTCTGCTATTTCTTACTTTATGGCGAACCCACCTGTCTACTTCATTAGAAGCACATGGACAGACCAAATAACAGTGGGTACCGGTTTGACAGATTTTGAAATGATGGTTACAATGCATATGATCACCGTGCCACTTATACTGGGTGGGGCATATTACCTGATTTTTGGAAAAAATGGAAAAAGATCCACTACTAGATGAGTTGGCAGAGGCGATAGCACAAGGTCCTGTCATTTTTACTCCCGATGATTCTTGGGAGGAGAAACTTGAGGAGACAAGAAATGAAACTTAAAAATACACCATTTACCATTCAACACGTAAAGAACTGGCATCCAATCCGTTGGATCAGGACTCAGTATAAATTGTGGAAACTCAAGAAGCAAGATCCTTTCGTCTACGAGGATGAGGATTGAAGATATTCTTTGATGGAGACTCTTTCACCTATGGAGGTGGTCTAGAGAATCCAACAAAGCATCGTTGGTCAAAACTCATCTGTGATCATTTTGATGCTGAAGAAACAAATCTATCTAAATCAGGTGTTTCAAACGAATGTGTTTTGAGACATCTTTTTGCTGATGGTCATAATTTAGAAAAATATGATATAATATTCATACAACTCACATATCCTGCTAGATTCGAGTGTTGGGATGAAAAAAGTCAAAAATGGCGAACTTATTCAACTGGATCACTACAGTGGCATAAGCAGAATGACAAAATAAAGAATCTTGACTCTCGCTTTATTGATTTTATGGATTACTACTCGAATTATATGTACAATGATAAACAGGCGATGGTAAATGAACTGATTGCATACAATTCTATCGTATCTTATCTCAAACTTTTGGGAAAACCTTTTTTCATGAGTAGTTTGAGTCATTATGGTCATATCAAATATGATCTAAATTTTCATAAGTTCAATTATATGCCAATATCAAAAGAAGACTTACATCCCTCAATACTAGGTCATCATCAAATAGCGAAGAGAGTTCTCTCCATACTCAAGAGCAAATATGTTAATATGTAAATATATTTGAGACATAGTAAATGATATACATAACTAACTCTGTGAGTTTTTGCCGAGGGGTGTATATAATTTTTTAGAAGGGGTTGTTGACGGTGTATAAATTACAATGTATAATGAAATGAAAAACTATTTCTGTAATGGCAAAAGGATTCAAGGTGGTGACTACTCCACCAAAAACAGATAAGACAGACGACGGTGAGTTTTCGATAGAGAAAGCAAGAAAACTGATCAAAGATAAAAAGATTGTATTCTGTCTTCCCGGTCGAGGAGTGTCATACACATTTTTGAAGAACTTTGTACAACTCTGTTTTGAATGTGTACAGCAAGGAGCAGCAATCCAGATAGCACAAGACTACTCTTCAATGGTCAACTTTGCTAGATGTAAAGTATTAGGAGCAAACGTACTCAAAGGACCAGATCAGTTACCATGGCAAGGTAATCTTGAATATGATCTTCAACTATGGATTGATAGTGATATCGTATTCAATCTAGAAGCATTCTATAAACTTGTATGGATGGATAAGGATATCGCTGCAGGATGGTATTGTACAGAAGATGGTAGAACTACATCTGTTGCTCATTGGTTAGAAGAAGACGAATTTGAACAGAATGGTGGAGTCATGAATCATGAGATGGTTGATGGCATACAAAAGAGAAGAAAACCGTTTACATGTGACTATACAGGGTTCGGATGGGTGATGATCAAGAAAGGTGTGTTTGAACATCCTGATATGAAGTATCCATGGTTTGCTCCACAGATGCAAGTTTTTGAGTCTGGTGCTGTCCAAGATATGTGTGGTGAAGACGTTTCTTTCTGTCTTGAAGCAATCAAAGCAGGGTTCGAGATTTGGTGTGACCCAACGATCAGAGTAGGACACGAGAAGACAAGAATTATATAAGTAAAGTTGTAGTATCCAAATATACAACTAACAGAGATGGAAAGATACGATATATACTTGCAGGGTGAGAAAGTCCGTTCTGACATTGATGAGGAAGAAATGCTTGAGGTAACTCAAGAATATGCAGAACAATTTTATCGTGACGGAACCCCACACCCTGACGACATCGAAGTGAAATACTTAGGTACAGAAACAGAGGACTAGACGTCCTCTTTTTTGTGTGTATAATTAGTAATAGAGAAATGTTATTATGTCAACGCTGATCTGCAATTTACCTGCCATACATGTGTGGGTAAGAAAAGAATATCTAAGAGACCATAAAGACGGACATGGTGAGTTCGTAAAGGGAGTGTGGGTGTCTGCAAAGTCAATGCCCGGTCGTGCCTTTTACTTTGAGACATATCTGTATGAGTATGCTGCATTGTTTGACAAACTACCAATCAGTGCCTTTGTGTCATCACCAAAGAAACCAGATCCAGACATGAACCTACCTAATTTACAATTCTGGAACTGTATGGATTATGGAGTCACAGCAATCACAAAATCGATCATCGGCAGTGCGGATTATGAAATTAATACCCGTGATCACGGAAGCATTAGAGGAGAATACATCTGTACACTGGACAACTACCACGACTCTGCAGATAGCATTGACTGTTCTACTGCTGAAACACCTGCGGAACACAAGTCACACAATCTCATAGCGTTGAACAACGGTCAGTTTGCTCTGTACCCTAATAATAGGATGAGAATCTTTGATAACAGTCTAACACCACCTAAACCCAAAACACCAGACTTCAAGGTCTCTACAGACTACTATCAGGTTGAGAATGGACATGATAACCTAGGACTAGGTGATCAAGAGGAATATTTTTGGAAAACTCAGAAAGATAGAGAAACGATGGCAGATATAGATGATCAATATTATCACCACTTTAGTCAACAGCATAAGTCGGACGAGAGATAACTCTTAGAAACTGTCTAAATAGCACTAAATACACGAGTATTGTATAAAAAGTGCCTCTCAGCAAAATATCAAGAGGTTTCAAGGATCTATCACTATCCTTCAAACGTCACCCTGTTACAAATGATTTGCTTCCTCTAAAGAATGAGGATGCAATCAAACGTGCTGTGCAGAATCTTGTTAGAACAAAGATTGGTGAAGTATTTTTTAGTAATGACATAGGTACCCGTATTACAGGTGCTTTATTTGAATTAGCAGACTCGGATTTCGTTGATCCGATTGCTACTGAGATTGAAACTGTTATAACAAACTTTGAACCTAGAGTTGCTTTGACAAATGTCGAGGTTGCTGCTAGACCTGACGAGAATGCTTTGGATATAGAAATATCTTACAATATCGTTGGGTTGTCATTACCAACTCAAACAATAGATTTCATATTAGAACCGACTAGACTATAATGGCTCTCAATCAATTCACAAATCTAAATTTTGAAGACATCAAAACTTCAATCAAAGATTATCTGAGACAAAACTCTAATTTCACGGATTTTGACTTTGAGGGATCTAATCTGTCTGTTCTTATCAATACGTTAGCATATAATACTTACATTACAGCATACAATACCAATATGGTTGCAAATGAGTCATTCATAGACTCAGCAACACTCAGAGAAAACGTAGTATCACTTGCAAGAAATATTGGATACGTACCTAGATCAAAACGTGCTGCTAAAGCAGTAGTACAATTTAATATCTCAGGACTTTCTTCAACTCTACAGTCAATATCAATAGAAGCAGGAGTTTTTGCAAACTCAGGTATTAATAATACTAATTACACATATTCCTTACCTCAGAGAACCCTAATACCAGTCAATGCGAAAGAAGCAACTGGTGCAGTAGAGATCTTCCAAGGACAATTTTTAGAAAAGGAGTGGGAGGTCAATCTATCACAAGCAAACCAAAGATACATTCTACCTAATGATAGTATTGATACATCAACTCTGAGAGTATATGTCAAGGAGAGTGCATCAAGCACAGTGCAGACTGAATATAAGGTTGTTGACAGTATTGTGAGTGTTACAGGAGAATCTAATATATTCTTGATTCAAGAAACCAGTGATGAGAAGTATGAAATATTATTTGGAGACGGTATCTTCGGTAAGAAGTTAGAATCTGGTAATGTAGTCAGAGCAACATATATCAAAACAGATGGTTCAGAAGGAAATGGTGCGACAAATTTCATCTTTGTCGGTTCAATAAAGGATGAAAATGGTGCAAGTGTAAATGGCACAAGAACATATATGCGAACTGTGACTCCATCTGAGAATGGAGATGATATAGAAAGTGTGCAAAGTATTAGAAATTACGCTCCTAGAAGGTTTGCAGCACAGAATCGTGCGGTAACTGCTACGGATTATGAGGCATTACTCCCTTCGATATACCCAAATATCCAATCAGTGAGTGCATATGGTGGTGAAGATCTAAATCCACCGCAATTCGGACGAGTCTTTATTGCAGCGAAACCTAGAAACGGTAATTTCTTAGCGGAGTCTACAAAAACTAATTTACTCAAGTCGCTGAAAAGTTATAGTGTAGCAGGTATAGTTCCATCTTTTATTGATCTAAAATTCCTATATGTTGAACTTGATTCTTACGTGTATTATAATACAAACTTTGTTGGAGATCCTGAATCATTGAGGTCCAGTGTTATGGACTCAGTTGCACAGTATGGTAAATCTGGAGAGTTGAATAAGTTTGGTGGTAGATTCAAATATTCTAAAATGACTTCAGTCATTGATGGTGTGGATGATTCAATTACGTCCAACATCACTAACGTGCTGATTAGAAGAAATCTAAAAGCAATGACCAATGTCTTTACACAGTATGAATTATGTTTTGACAATCAATTTTATCATGAATTAGATTCTTACAATATCAAGAGTACAGGATTCAGTGTCTCAGGGGTTGATGGAACAGTCTACATCGCCGATAAAGTGGTCGAAGGATCAGATATAGGTAATCTCTTCTTATTCAAACTCACAGACGCTGTAGACGTCGAGATAGTGTCAACAAACTTTGGTACTGTTGATTATACAAAGGGTGAGATAATTATCAACACAGTAAACATAACTTCTACACTCCTACCAGAGAATATCATTGAAATACAAGCAGTCCCATTATCAAATGATGTCTTAGGAAGAAAAGAGTTGTACTTACAACTCAGCACTGAAAAAAGCAACTTTACAATGAGACAGGACTTGATCTCATCAGGTGCAAACGTGTCTGGAACAAGATTTGATATACAGTCAAGTTACAGTAATGGTAATAAGGTAAGGGGTGCTATTGTATCAAGTTCTTCTGGAACTGGTAAATTAGTAGGATATGTCAATGGTCAACCTTACTATGGTGATTTTCATACCATGGCAGATGGTACTAAAATGACCGGTTCTGCTCACTCAGTAAATAGTGTACAGATTCGTGATACTCTCACAACAATCACACCTGTGAATACCTCGTCTACCACGACAACATCTTCGTCATCAACAAGTTCATCGTCAAGCAGCAGCAGTAGCGGATACTAATGATAGAAACCTCACTATCCAGAGTCAAAATACATGAAGTAATTGAAAGTCAGATACCTGAAGCAATAGATTCTGACAATCCTTTACTTGGCACATTTTTAAAGCAATATTACATATCACAAGAGTTTCAGGGTGGTCCAGTTGATATTGCTGAAAATCTTACTGATTATAAAAAGGTAGATTTTCTTAGTAAGGATAATCTAACTGGTATTACATCAGTTGCACAATATGTTAATAAATTTGATAATACAATATACGTTGATTCAACAACAGGGTGGCCAAGTAAGTATGGATTATTGAAGATTGATGATGAGATCATCACTTATACTGGTATAGGTTCAACTTCATTTACTGGATGCCAAAGAGGTTTCAGTGGCATTGAGAACAGTGAAAAAACAAACTCTCCAGAGTACCTTACATTCTCTTCTACAGGTATCAGCACCCACGGAGAAGATGCACAGGTCAAGAATCTAAGTAACGTCTTCTTACAAAAGTTCTTCAAAAAAATAAAAACACAGATATCACCGGGATTTGAGGATAGATCTTTTACAGGTAATTTGAGTGCATCAAACTTCCTAAAACAGTCAAAAGACTTTTATACCGCAAAGGGGACAGAGGAAGCGTTTAGGATATTATTCGGCACCTTGTATAATGAGAAGGTTGATCTAATAAAACCTCAAGAATTTCTATTCAAACCATCTGACGCTCAATATTCTGTAAATGATGTATTGATATGTGAAAGGACACAGGGCGATCCAGAAAAAATAGTGAATGAAACAATCACTCAGGGTAACAGTAGTGCGTCAGTATATGATGTAGAGGTAATCAAGTTGCAAAGTGACAGTAAAAAGAAACTTTACTACAAGGTAAGATTATCTTCAGATACAGTAGTCGGTGCATTCACACCTGTTAACAGAACTCATCTTACCTCTCCTATCAAGAGTGGAGATACTGTAATAACAGTAGATTCTACAGTGGGTTTTGCTAAATCTTCATCTGTTACTATTGGAAGAAGAACATATAATTATACTGATAAAACTGCAACTGAGTTCCTAAATGTTACTGGTGGCATTGGCACTGCGAGCATAGGTGATCCAGTTGATTTTGGGGGTATAGCAGTAGGGTATAGGGATGGTGATGTAAAACGTCCTGTGGGACTTAGAATATTGAATTCTATTGTAGGTTTTGAAGGTAGTGGTATTCTTCAACAAAAAGGTAGTGAATATAATATCAAAACTCTTGGTGTTAGTAAGAGAGATATAAGATATAGTCAGTGGTTAGAGAATATTGCAACAAAACATGTTGTAAAAGATTTCAAAACTTTATCTGCAGGAAATTTTGAACTTATACTCAATCAGAAGCACTATTACAGGTCAGGAGACCTTATCGTTGTAGAAGACAATGATGGTGCGAAACAAGATGGCACAATTACAGGTGTCTTGAATGATACGGTTGTATATGTAAGCACTCCATCGATAGTTGCAGGAAAGACTTACAGTATACAAGCAAAAATCAAAAAACAATCAGGATTCGTTGCTAATGTTCAAAATACTTACGCGAGTGGTGACACAGTTGTAGTTGCATCAAATAGTTTACCTGATTATTCAATAGATGTACAAAAAAGAATTAGAAACTTTAGCACTTCTGGAATTTCAACAAGATCTCAAGTAATCACAATACCTGATCACAATTTACAGAATGGTGACATTGTTCTTTACAATCCAAGTGTATCAGGATCGCCTGTAGCAGGTCTCAGCACTGGTCAATCATACTATGTAACCAATCTAACCCAATCTACGATTTCACTCTCTCTATCAGCAGAGAATGCCCGTAGAAGTCAATATGTATTTGTTTTTGAAAGTTCAGACATTGGAACAAACACTAACCACTCACTTACTCCGTTTGAAGTTGGTTTTGGAACTATTGGTGCACAAAAACTTCTTCGTAAGTTTGAAACACCTGTATTTGGTGATATAAAAGACAAAACTGAAACTGGTAAGGGTGTAGGATTGTTTGTAAATGGTGTAGAGGCATATTCATACAAATCTTCCGATAAAATTTACTATGGGTCAGTTGAGTCTGTAAATGTGCTAAACACTGGGTCTGATTATGATGTAATCAATCCTCCTCGTATTTCCGTGCAGCAAAACGGACATACTGGTGTTGGTGCATCTGTGATCGCACATGTGAGTGGTAAACTACAGGAGATACAAGTAACTTCCCGTGGATTAGACTACAAAGGAACTCCTGACGTAAAAATCATTGGTGGTAATGGTCAGGCAACTGCTGAAGCGAAGATGAAACTCGCTCCACATGAAGTATTCTTTGATAGCACCAGTGTTGGTGGTGTTTTGAATACTAGCACTGATAAATTTACATTTACTGAACCACATGGATTCAAGCATGGTGAAGAGATTATCTACGGAACAGATGGTTCAACGACCATTGGAATTGGCACTACTCCGGGAAATCTTATTAACAAATCAAGTTATTTTGTCATCAAGAATGACGACTTTACCGTATCACTTGCCAAAACCCGTAATGAGGCACTTGCAGGTATCACAACACTTCCGATTACAACAAATGGTGGTGGATTACATAAGTTTGAAACAAAAGAGTCAAGACTAAAAGTAGATAGTGTAGAAATTATATCGTCAACAGATTTCCAAAATAGAGAAAATACTGTTGATAGCGTTGGTATCAATACCTTTACAGATGTTATAAACATAACAAATCACAGATACTCATCAGGAGAGTTGATAAGATATGGTGGTGGAACAGTAGCAGATATAACTGGTCTTACAGCAGGAAACGATTATTATGTTGTAAAGATTGATGATAATAATTTCAGAGTCTCTATTTCAACTTCTTTAGTTGATTATGTAGAGATGACTCAACCCGGAAGTGGAAAACATACCTTCAACTATCCACCAGTATCCGTAACCATTGATGGTGCACAAGGAATATCGACTTCTAATGCGACTGCATCTGCAGTGATTAGAGGAGAAGTAGATGGTGTTCACGTAAAAACAAAAGGAAATGATTTTGGATCACTCTTTATCAACGATAACTTCAGACCTGATGCGGTGGTTGTTGAAGGATCTAAATCAGCGTTTGATCCTGTCATTGTCAATGGAAGAATAGATTCTGTAGCGATCAAGAGTGGTGGTAAGGACTACTTTAGTGTACCTGACATGATTATCAATGGTGATGGTGTGGGTGCTAAACTCATTGCACGAGTGGCAAATGGTAAGGTTGTGGGTGTAGATGTTATAACAAAGGGTGCAGGATACACTGAGAATGGAACAACTATCACTGCGAAAACTCCGGGTTCGGGTGTGATAATGTCATCTAATTTGAAGACATGGACAATCAATAATGTTCAACGTTACGCCAATTTTGGTGATGTAAAGGATGATGACGGATTCTATGGAGAACTAAAGGTAGCAGATAACGGATATCCTTACGTAAATTACTATGCTTCAAGAAAATTACGCGATAAATTAGAGGATGATGGCACATCTCACTCACCAATATTAGGATGGGCATATGATGGGCATCCAATATACGGTCCATATGCGACTGCAAATCCTAATGGCACTGGACCTCTAAAATATCTAGAATCAAGTTATGCCAAGATATCTGGACTATCAAGAACAAATGGTCCCGCATTGACAGATTATGGTGCAGGATTCTTTATTGAAGATTATGAGTTTCAAGAAGGGTTTGGCGATCTTGATGAGCATAACGGTAGATTTGCAGTAACACCAGAATATCCATTTGGTGTATATGCTTACTACATCACAGTTTCTCCAAATCCGGTAGCAAATGCTCTATCACCATTTCATAATAGAAGAGAACCCATATTCCCTTACATAGTCGGTGATTCTTATAATTCAAAGTTATTACAGTATAACAATGAATACACCTCAACACAGGATAACTTACCTGAAGATTTGTTAAGAAATACTGAGAAATATAACTTAGGAGATTATTCTGGTGTCGCTGCCAGTGCTAAGAAAAAGGTAAGTATTGCTAAAATAAAGAATACTCAAAAAGGATCTATTGATTCTGTAAAAATTGTAGAGGGTGGTTCAAGTTATAATGTAGGTGATCGACTTACTTTTGATAATTCAAATACAGATGGTTTTGGTTCATTTGGTAAGGTAACTGAATTAGTTGGTGCTGCTGCAACTGTAGTTACTTCTGCTGTACAAATCAAGGAAAGAATTGAACTATTTGCTAATGGCAAAACTGTAACAGGTATTGTCACCTCTGGTTTACATGATTACGAGTCTGGAATACCGGTACAGATAAGTGGTATCTCATCTGCGATATACAGTGGATTAGAGGGCACATATCCAATCAAAGTCAAGTTTGTAAGAAGTGGATTAGGAACATCTCTACTCGCAAGTGGTTTGACCACCACAATTCCTCTTCGTGACGATATCAGTATATTTGACATCAACGATATTGTACAAGTGGGTGATGAGCAAATGAGGGTGATTGAACGTGATCACCTCAATCAGAAGATTACATTCCTACGTGCTCAGAATGGAACTACAGGTGCTGCACATACAGACAGAGCAGAAATCTATAGAAAAGAAAATAAGTTTACATATGAGATCGATAGACCAATAGATGCTGCAACTCCAAAGAATGAATTATATTATTTTGATGCTACAGGTAATATTGGTGTCGGTCTTACAGGTGGAGTAGGTATCGGCACCACCGTATCATTTGTGGGTGCAGGAAATATATCTACCACTACATTCCTTCCAATCAAGGCAATTAGACTGCCCGGTCACCCATTTGTACACGGTGATCCTGTGACTTATACACCGGGTGGTGGATCAAAGTTATTATATTCATTTGACGGAAGTAATACACATTTCTTACCAACAACAGGACTGTTTGTACAGAAGATCAATAATGATCTTATTGGTATCGTTACAAATGCTTATCAGATTGACAATAAGCACGATAGAGTCTACTTCAATGGAACTATTGGTATTGGTAACAGTCATTCATTCAGAACAAATAGAAACGTCCCAACTGCAAATGCAACCACATTTGAAGTTACTGTTTCGACTGCTACAACACATCATCTTGATAGATTCGATGAAATAGACATGAAGATCGTTTCTGCAGGATCTAGCACACTCAACATCAACTATGATCCCGGAACTAGGTTTGTAAGTATTGGTTCATCAAATAATCCACCAATCACAACAACACTTGGTGAGCAACTTATATTTGACACATCTGACAATGACCTATCAGGAACAAGACTAGACTTCTTCTTAGATCAAGACTTTACAAAGAAATTTGTAGGTTCTGGCAAATCAACAATGGAAAGAAGCGATACTCTGATTCCCGGAATCTCATCTGCGAGAACTATTCTGCATGTGACAGAAAATGTGCCTGATGTTTTATACTACAAGTTTACATCTGTATCACCTAGCAAAATTGTTGGTGTTGATGAAGATGTCACTGATTACGGTAAGATTATTGTAAAGGCAAGTGAATTTACAGGTAAACACTCACTAACAACGTCTACAGGAACAACATTCAAATTCTTTACTGGTGGATTGCCAGAAAGGGTTGGATACACAAGTGAATCAAGTATTACTTACACAACATCTTCTACAAACGCTCGTGGACCTATTTCTAAGGTTTTACTAGAAGAAGGTGGATTGAATTACAAAGATTTACCGAAAATCTCTGTTGCTTCTACCACAGGTAAATCAGCAGTCATATTGGCAGAAACTGAAACTGCAGGTAAATTACTCACTACAGAAATTCTAGAATTTGGATATGATTATCCTTCAGACCCCACATTGAAACCTGAAGCAAATGTACCAAATATCATTACTCTAAAAGACAACTTTAGTCTAAAATCCATAGGAATCACTTCTACTGGTTCAAAGTATCTAACTGCACCTGATGTCATCGTTTATAACAGAGAAGATGATGTAGTAAACACTTCTGTCGAGGTTGTAGCGAATCTAAGTGGATCATCTGTCAATAATGTTAGAATCATAAATTCTGGTGGTAATTTGAAGAGTACAGACACCGAAGTATTCGCTGTCAACAATACGAACGGTGTTGGTATCATAAGTGCAACATATTCAGATCCTACTGTTACTTTGAGGTTACAGACACCTTCAGGTGGATTTACAACAGCATTACCTCTACCATTTACTGTGGGTGATGAAATCTTTGTTGAAAACGTAGGTGTATCAACAGGTCATGGATATAACTCTGCTGACTTCCAATACTCATACTTTGTCGTAAGTGGCGTCAATACAAATGCAGGTCTTGTAGATCAGGCAACTATTACATATAATGTAACTAAAAATCCCGGAGTTCATGATTTCCAGAATTTTGGTGTAGTTACTAAGAAATCTGATATTGCACAATTCAACGCTACACTTGAGGAAGGTTCTTTCTTCTCAGGTGAAGAAGTTTACACTAAAAATGCAACAACAAACATTTCCAGAGGACAAGATAGTTCCACAAATATTATTCGAGTTAATTCTATTGATGGGTTCAATGTCGGAGATCTAATATCAGGTAGAACTTCTAGAGCATCAGGTATCATAGAAAGTATCACACCAAATGCAGGTAGATTTACAATAGGGTCTACATTGAAAAAGGCGTTTGGATGGGAGAAGGATACTGGTAAGACAAATGAGTTCTTCCAAAGAATACAAGATAACGATTACTATCAAAACTTCTCTTACTCTCTCAAATCTCTTGTAGGAATATCAAGTTGGAGTGAACCAGTTGACTCACTGGCACACCCTGCAGGGTTCAAGAAGCATTCAGATCTATTAGTTCCTTCAGTTGCATCAGTTGGATTAGGATCCACCGTAGCAGCAAAAGAGCAAGTTATATCTTCTCTAGTTCTTATTGATAATGTAGCAGATACTAATTGCAAGCATGACTTTGATTTAGTCAGAGAATTGACTGACGCTTCTCAAACTAAGAGTGATAAGGTTGTGTTCCAATCTAATAAGTTTGGTAATGCATTAGTTTGTAAGACGAACAGAGTATTGGATATAGATGATATAAGTCCACAATTCTACACAGATCCAAACCTACAAAGATCAACAGAACTTGATAATTGGTCTGCTTCTGATTTCACAGCAGTCAAATATTATGCTCAAGTAGTTCTTGACTCTACTGCAGGTGTATTGGTAAATGAAACACAATATTCAGAGTTCATTGTATCACACAATGGTGTGAGATCAATGATCAATCAATACTCAGATCTATCAGATTCTTTTGACCTTGGTGACTTCAATGCTGATATGGCAAATGGACAGGTTTCAGTATCATTCAGTCCTTATAACAGCACCTTTGTTTATGATGTAACAGTGTATCGTGAAATCCTGAATAATGGCGTGGGTTCTGCTACTACCTCATATGGTGGTGTAAAGAAGGTTGGTGTTTCATCGTTTGTTGCAGCGTCAGGTTCTCCATCAGAACAAATCATTCAATCTATTGATGCTAATGCATTCAAGTCTGGAACAGTTCTTGTTGCAGTAACTGGTAATGAAAAGGAGAAAGAGATTTTAGAAGCAAGTTTTGTTGGGGTAGGATCTACTGCTCAATACATCGAATACGGTAAGATGCAAGATGATATGAATTTGGGAACATTCAATGTAGGTATGACCACCACAAATGATATGCAGATCAAATTCACTCCTATTGCCGGTATGGGATTGACAGTTGCAACATTGACCACTCTTGTAGGTGTTGGCACAACAGTTGCAGGAACTGGTATTCCGGGTGGTGCTTATGAGGTGGGAGATGCATATCTTCAGTCAAACAGAACTGAGATATCAGCATCCGGAACTCCTACTGCTACTAACGTATCTTCTTTATCATACAGTAATTACACCAGTGTTAAATATTATGTGGAAGTTGAGAATGTTACCAATAACGAATACTCAGCATTCCATATCGCTGCCAATGCATATGAAGGCGATTCTAATTATGTCAAGTATGGAAATGTCTCTACTGGTTTGACTGCTCGACGAGATATTCAGAATACAGATGTAAGTGTTTCTGGTTTCAATGTAATCTTACAATTTACTCCTATGGAGAATCGAGATTATATTGTGAGAGTATCTGAAATACGAATTGACAAACCTGATAATGTTGCTAACGACACTACGATAGAATACTAATGTTCAAGATAGGATCAGTAAATAAAAAATTCAATAGAGAAACTGAAACCTTTAGGTATTCATTTCATCTGACACATAAGGGAGATCCCATCTTCCTAAAGTCTTTTAGTGGTGCAGACACTTCTACAGTTTTATTGGGTTCAGATACGATTGTATTGGACAATCACTTTTTCACTACAGGTGAAGAGTTAGAATATTTTGCAGATGGCACAGCGATAGGTATAGATCACACAAGTAGTGGTGTTGGTGCTGCTACTACACTACCAATGAAGGTTTATGCTATAAAGGTTGATGAAGGCAAAATTAAACTTGCAGCAACACCTGCTTTGGCAGCAGCAGGAACAAATATTGGTCTGACCACTGTTGGCGTAGGAGCGAGTCATTCATTTACTGCAAAGAAACAGAATAGTAAAGTTATAGTAGCACTGGATAATATTATTCAGTCTCCACTTTATAGTAAGGTTGGTGCTGCCACAACGACAGTATCAATTCTAAACAGAGTAGTATCATTATATGATGCAAGCATATTCAAATCTTATGATCTAATCAAGATCGATGATGAGATTATGAGAATCCAAGTTGTTGGATACAATGGTAATGCAAATGATGTTCTTGTAGACAGAGAATGGATGGGGACAAAATCAGCAGCACATACTAATGGATCTGCTGTTCAATTAGTGAAGGGTGACTATAATATTATCAAAGATAGAATAACTTTTGCTGATGTTCCTTTCGGTGGTATCAAAGTCAATGTTGGCGTTAGTTCAAATCAATTCAACCTAACAACCAATAGTTTTACAGCACTATCCGATTTTCTTGTGAGTGGATCAGAAGTAAGACTTAGAAGTGTAAATCCCCCTGCACCATTAGTGGGTAATGATAATTATTTTATTATCAAGAATGGAGTAAATAACTTCTCTCTTGCAGCAAACAGGGGAGATGCTCTTGTTGGCACTGCCATCACACTTACATCTACAGGTATTGGAACTCACAACTTCTTATTTGTAGATACTTCAAATGGAAGTTCATTCCAAGGAAGATCCTTTATGAGATCTGACTATACTGGTAATGTGGTGATGGATGACGTGTCTGGAGGTTTTACTGGAATAGCAAAAACATTTACTATCACAAGTGCAGGTGTCAACACAACAGGCATCACGAGTGATTTTGGTGCTATACTTGTAAACAATATATTCCAGAAACCAGAAATAGATTATGACTTTATAGGTGGTTCTTCAACTGGTATTACATCAATAAGATTTACAGGTAATAGTACAAACACTATAAATCTAAGTGATGTAAATGCAAATAATTTACCCAGAAAGGGTCTTATAGTTTCAATAGCAAATTCGGAGGGATATGGATATCAACAACGACAAGTGGGAACAGGAACCGCAGTGGTTACGGGATTTGGTACGATTACAGTTGCAATTGGATTTAGTGGATCCGGATACAGAAATCCTCCTACAACTTATAGAATTCTGGTCGATGGCGGAAATCCTACGGTTGGGAGTGCTGGCACATTTACAGTCGAAGGGGGACATATAAAGGATGTGTTCATGAATCCTGTGGGAACTGGATACACATTTACAGATGTTCCAAGAATTACGTTTGACGCTCCCGTAGGATATGATGACCTTCAACTTATAAGTTCTTCAACTGGTATTGGTGCCTCTGCTACAGTTGATGTGGGTGCAGGACTTAGCATATCTTCTTTCAATCTCAATAATATAGGATATGGGTTCACTGTGGGTGAGCAACTCAGTATAGCAGGTATACCAACTGTTACAAGTATTGGATCTACATTCAAGAACGCTGTATTCACAGTCACAGAAACAAGAGATGATGAATTTGCAGGATGGGTGTTTGGTAAAGTACAAGTCCTAGATGATTTTTCTAACGAGTTTGATGGTCGTAAGAAAGTCTTTACAATGACTGAAAATAATGAACCGTTGAGTGTTGAAAAGGATGCAGGTTCACTTATTGAATTGCAGAATAATTTACTTATATTTTTGAATGATATAATTCAAGAACCCGGTGTTTCATATGTCTTTAGTGGAGGAACACAAATTGAGTTTACTGAACCTCCTGTAGAGGGAACATCTTTACAAGTTCTATTGTATAGAGGAACTGACTCTGATGTTGCTACAGAAGGAGCACTACAAACAATCAAGACTGGTGATAGTATAAGAATTAGAAAGAGTAATGGTGAGATTACTCCTGTAACACAGAATGAAAGAATTGTTTCTGCTATCACATCAAGAGATACCTTGAGAACTAATGTATATTCTCAGCAGGGAATATCAAATCAGATCTCACCACTGAGACCTGTAGTTTGGTGTAAGCAACAAGATGATTTGATTGTTGATGGTGCTGTTGTAAGTAAATCAAGAGATTTATATGATGCAAGAGTAAAACCTGCAGCGAGAATAATAAAGAGTATTAGCACAAGTGATAGCACCTTCTACACAGGTGGTGGGTCTGTTGTATTCAGCACAACAGAGGAACCTAATACAACAACATTTGCTGTTCAGATTATTGATGCTGATAAAAATAACACTGGGTTTGGAACTACCACATTCATAAACCCTGTTGAGACAGTAACAGGAGTATCTGTTTCTGGAGATCAAGGTGTGATAACTGGTATTGGAACAACTGCAATGGGAATACAATTCAACATGCACATACCACTATCATCACCAATCAGAGATAATGATTTGGGTGGTTTGACTAAGACAGGAATCTCTACTGGAGATTACTTCTTAGTAAGTAGATCAAATGTAGGAAGTGGAGTGACTGCACTATCTCAAGATGGAACAGTTGCTATTTCGTCATGCTCTGACCTTATAGATACTGTGTTCCAAGTGTCTCATATAGAAGATATTGCACCTGTAGGTTCTGCATCTTCTGTTAGGGTTCATGTAAACGTGGAGTCCGGTCATGGTCTAAACTTTACAGGACTAGGTTCAGGGGTTGGAAACTATTACGGTGACTATAGTTGGGCGAAGTTCACTTCGTCTAGAACCACTGGAATAGCATTTACTTGTAACACCTCAGATGGACTTACAGGTCTGTCTACTGCACCAACAATAGTTCGTACAACGAAACTATCACTAGATTATACCTAAATAACACTATCAGTTTGTAGAGAAGAATGCCTGCGATCATTACAGATCAAATCAGAGTATTAAATGCGGAAAATTTTGTCAACGGAATTTCAACCACGACAAATAGTTACTACGTGTTTATAGGGTTGCCGAATGCTACGGAAGTTAATTCAGATTGGAATACCAATACTCCGGCACCTATTGATAACTTTGACGATCACGACAACATATACGACACACTAATATCTGCTAAGAAAATCAATTCTAGCGATGTGCTTCAAGTCATAAGAAAGATTTCTTGGACATCTGGAACGATATACGAGATGTATCGTCATGATTATGACATCAACAATACTACTCCACAGACAAATTCATCGAATTTATATAATTCTAATTTCTATGCGATGAACTCTGATTTTAGAGTTTATGAGTGTATATACAACGGAGCAAACCCAACCAATAGTGGTAAAGGTATTGCATCACTAGAAGAACCAACACATACTGATCTACAACCTAGATTAGAATCTGATGGATATCTTTGGAAGTATTTGTATACAATAAAACCAAGCGATATTGTAAAATTTGATAGTGTAGATTATATTCCAGTCCCACAAAACTGGTTGACAAACTCTGATACTCTTGATGTAAGAAATGCTGCTGTGGATGGTAAGATAGAAACAGTAGTCATAGAGGATACAACCTCTGCTGCATATCAATTCAGTGGTACAAAAAATAATGTTCCTATAAGAGGAGATGGTCAAGACGGAGAAGCGTCTGTGACTTTTGTGAATGGTAAACCAACTGCTGTGCAGGTAACAAACGGTGGTACAGGTTACTCTTTTGCAACATTGGATTTAGATTCAGTTGTTACAGGATCAGGTGCAGAATTTTCAGTTATAATACCACCACCCGGCGGACATGGTGCAGACATATACACAGAACTAGGTGCAAACAAAGTTCTTCTATATTCAAGAATAGAAAATAGTGATACTACAAACCCTGATTTCCCAACAGGTAATCAGTTTGCTCGTATCGGAATATTGAAAAATCCAAACGTAAACGGAACGACTAATTTACTTACTGCATCAAGTGCAAGTGGAGTATATGGTCTTCGTCTTGTAGGAGCAGCATCCAGTACAATGAGTGTATCTGTTGATGGACAGATTACACAGACAATCGGTATAGGATCAACTGCAGTTGGAAAGATTATATCATACGATCCAGTTACTAAATTCCTAAGATATTGGCAAGACAGATCCCTTGCTACAAATAGTTCTACAGGTGCAAATCCCACCTTCGGTTACCGTCTAAATAGGTTCACGAGCACTCCTTCGACAGGAGGTTCTATCAACGTTGTTGTGACAACAACCACAGGAACAGAAACTGTAGGAATTGACACTACATTCACCGGTGTATCTACATCAGTGAATTCCAAAACATATTATTTTGGACAATCCATCAGTAGCGGTATTGCTTCCCCTGAGATAGAAAAATACTCTGGCGACATCATTTACATTGATAACAGACCAGAGGTGACAAGAGCAGCAAATCAAAGAGAAGATATTAAAATCGTCTTAGAATTCTAAATCGATGCCACAGAACACCAACCTAAACGTCAATCCATATTTTGATGATTTCGATAAGGATAAGAAATTCAACAGAGTCTTATTCAAACCCGGAACTCCAGTCCAAGCAAGGGAACTGACAACACTACAATCGATCTTACAAGATCAGATTGAGAAATTTGGACAGCATATGTTCAAAGAAGGATCCGTAGTGATACCCGGATCAGTTGCATATGATGATTCATATTATGCTGTAAAATTAGAATCTACATTTTTTGGTGTTCCTGTAGAATCATATTTCGATAAGTTAGTTGGGTTAGAAATAAAAGGTAAAGCATCAGGTGTAACTGCTGTAGTCAAGAGTGTTCTAAAGGCATCAAAGTCCACTCAAAATTGCACAACAATCTATGTAAAGTATCGAGCAGCAAACGCTAATGACAAGACAACCCAAACTTTTCAGGACGGAGAGAATCTTGTTACTCTATCTGATTTCACTTTTGGCAGTACTACTACTACTGCAGGATCGGATTTTGCAACTTGTCTTCTAAGAAATTCTACTGCAACAGGATCTGCATTCACAGTAGTTGAAGGTGTATTCTTTGCTCGTGGTGCCTTTGTACAGGTAGACACAGAGACTATAGTTCTAGATCAGTATAACAATCAACCATCATACAGAGTTGGATTCCAAGTTATTGAAGAAGTCATAACTGCTGTAGAAGATGATTCATTATATGATAACGCTGCAGGATTCAGCAACTATACAGCACCGGGTGCTGACAGACTCAAGATTAGTCTAAGGTTGACTAAGAAGGCATTAGATAATTTCCAAGATGAAAACTTTATTGAGTTATTCAGAACTAATAAAGGTGAAATCAAAAAGATTGTACAGAGAACAATATATAACGAACTATCAAAAGAATTCGCTCGTAGAACTTTTGATGAGAGTGGAGATTACTTTGTAACTCCATTTGATTTTGAGGCAAAAGATAGTCTCAATGATAGATTTTCAAGGTTTGGTGTTTTCTTCCCAGAAGAGATCACTGATGATGGTAATACTCCTTCAGAAAAAATTGCAAGTATCAAAGTTGGACCCGGAAAGGCATATGTCAAAGGATATGAGGTAGAAACTTTTGGTTCAGTATTTGTAGATTTTGATAAACCAAGAGAAACAGAATTAGTAGAATCATCTACTGTACCATTCCAAGCAGGAAACCTTATAAGAGTCAACAACGTATATGGTGGTGCTAGTGTTGGTATAGCAACCACAGGTTATGTTGATCTAAGAAGTGATAGATTAGGAAGCAATGGAGCAGATGCTGCAGGGCAGTCAGTTGGTAGAGCAAGAGTATATGATTACAAACTATCTGCAGGAGGATATACAAATGCTGCATCTAGTTTTGATCTATTCTTATTTGATGTTCAAACAGATACAGAAATTACTCTGAACAGTGCAATCAGTATATCAGCACCGGCATTAGTGGAAGGTAAGAGATCAGGTGCAAGAGGATTCTTGAGATCTGTATCAGGTGATATTCTTACATTACATCAGACTGCAGGTCAATTTATTAAGGATGAGGCAATCACTGTAGATGGCATTGATAATGGTAGAATCATAACCAAAGTAACAGAATTTGGTGTAAATGATATTCGTTCTATAAGACAAGAAGTTGGTATTCAGACATTTAGTGGTGACACCATATTAGAACCTAGACTTGTATTTGGTGGACAGTCATTCAACTTCACTGCTGCAGCAGGAGGCAAATCAACTGTTACATCTACATCTAATGCATGGACAGTTGGAATACAGACAGGTGATATTATCCAGTATAACAATCCTAGTGTTACTGGAACAGTATTCAATAGAGTCAAGACTGTATCTGCTACAGCAACAAGTATAGAAGTTGAAGCAGTTGCTAACGTAACTGATGTATGCACAGGATCTATTCCTTCAAGTGCAATCAACGTATCTGGACTATCAGTAGTATCTCCAATCATAAGAAATTCGCAGAGTGGATTCTTGTTTGCAGATATGCCTGACAGGAATATAGAATCTGTAGATCTCACTCGTTCAGATATATTTGTAAGAGGAGAACTTAGAAATCAAACTGTCAATGCTTTGGGCACTCTGGATCTACCAACACTAAGTGGTACAGATTTTGTATATGCACCGTTTGATGAAGAGAGATATACAGTATTATATGAAGATGGAACTATCGAACCATTAACATCTGATCAGTTTGTTACCACAGGTGGTGGTAAAGGTGTAACTTTGAGTGGATTATCTGCAAGTAAGAATAACGTTGTCGTTCATGTTACTAAACAGAAGATT